CCCGCCGATCTCCTGCCGGTGCCAGCCGGCCACGTTCTCATCGCCCTGGACCGTCATGCCCGCTAAGATGCCATCGTCTCGGATCACCCACAGCACGTCCGGGCGCCCCGTCTGGAGCACGACGCGCCTCAAGCGACTATCGGCGATGTGCTCCGCGTTCAAGAGCATGTCGTAACTGCGGAAATCGTCGGCTTCGGCACTGTAGCGCGCGGTGCGGAGGGTCGTGCCGCCCCGCTGGAGCCAGAAGACGCGCGAGGCGGTCACGGGCATCATCGCCTCGCAACCGAAGGAATCGAACTGTCGGACGTTGATGGAGGAGGGCGTGATCGGTTCGTCAAGACCGCCGCCCGAGACGCGGAAAGGCCCGCCGAAAGTGCCGACGAAAAGATATTTAGCCGTGCCCCGCCCCCACGCCACGGTGTCGATCTGTCCGTTGGTCGGGGCCAACGCGAAGAAAACCGCGTGATCGGCGTCGACCCCGCCTGTAAAGTCATCATAGCGCGGGTTGCCGTCATCATCCGGCGCGCGGCTGCCGAAGATGGAGTTGAGCCGCTGATTGGTGCCTAAGAAAAATAATCGACTCTCGTAGAACGCGACCGCGATGGGATGCTCGGCGTCGGGCGTGGCAATGCCCCCCGAAACATAGTCTGTCCACGTGCTCGAGTCCACTTCCGCCTCGCCTGTTGTCGTCACGAGGAAAGCGCGCGGCGTAGCGAAGCTGCCGCTGGGGACGCGCAGGCGAAAGACGCCGCCGTTGAGCTGCGTCGTGCCCACAATGCCGCTAAAAGTGTAGGCCGAATCCTCATTGATGACCGAGCCCGGCGTGAAGTGGATGAGGGTCCCTGTGGCGGCGCGATCAAGACCCGTGAGCGTCAAGATCGCGGGAGTGTTCGTGAAAGGATCATTGGTGCGGACATAAGTCGCCAGCGTGAAATTATCCGCTGAGTCGACTGTCAACTTCCGCGGAGCGTACTTAGGATGTGCGATGTAGAGGACGCCATCACGCGCCGAAACCGCCCAAGAAAGGTCGTCCAAATCGCCTGCGAAGTAGGGCGTGTCAATCTCATAAACTTCGATCAAGCGCCCGGCCGAGGAATAGGCGCCGAAGCTCGTCGAATTGACATTCGCGCCTGTGACGGGATCAATGAGCTGGAACGTGAGCCCCGATGCGCCGGCGAGCTTGACCTGCCGCCCGTTCATCTCCAGCATCCCCACAATGGCACTCGTGACACACTCGTCGCCATTGGCGAGATCGCCCACGGCCGCGACCGACACGACGGCGGGATTGGCCTGCGTTATGGCCGTGATGACGCCCTGATTGTCCGTAGCGCCCGCGCCGGGACGGAAGATATTATCGAGTTTGACGGTGTTGGCCGCCGTCGTCGTCGCCTGTGCGGCGAACAGATTAGTCGTCGTGAAGGTCGCATCCGTGACAGTGCCGATTAAGATCCCGCCCACGAAGCATGACCATTGACCCGACGACGTGCGGATGAACTTGAAGGTCTTGAACCCGGCGCCGGTCACGCCCAAATCGAGCAGCTCCGTGAAAGTGCCCGAACCCGAGAATCGGCCAAATTTGTAGTTGCCTGCGGCCGTGCGGTTGACGCCATAGCCCGTGACGGTGAAGGATGTGACACCGAAAGCATTTACTATCGGGGCGTAAGTTGTGGCAAAGAAAACGACGTGGCCGGCGGCCGATATCTCCGCGTCGAACTGATAAGTGCCGATATTGCGCGTCTGCGGGGTCGTAGCCGCCGCCCCCTCCGCACTCGCGGGCACCGTCAAGATGAGTTGGTTAGCCACTACGGCGACTTGCGCGGCGACATAGGGCGTCCACACGGGATTGGCCGTGTAGTCGCCGTCAGTGAAATCGTCAAGGAGCGCGGTCGTCGTCAGGAGATCATAAGGCGTCTTAGTGAGGAGATCCCCGTCCTTGTAGACGCGCATCTTGCCGGGGGTGAACTCCAGCATGTAGCCGCGCGAGGCGTTGATCTGGAAGGGGACGAGCCGCGCCACGGCCCCGCCGCGGGTCTGCCGGACGAACTTGAACCCGGAGCGGAATCGCGCCGGCCCGGGGACTTCGGGGATGAAATTGAGAATTTTCTGGCAAGCCGCGCGGAACCAATCCAAGTCGAAACGCCCCCGCGAGCGCGGGGACGTTTCGCCGGCCGCAAAATTGACGAGAACGGCGTTAGGCATTAGATCGGATAGCGGGTCAGGTCCCGAAAATTGCCGCCCATGCGCCGGTTGTCGCGGAGTTTACTGCGCTGGATGCGGCGCGGCGGCTTCTCTTGGCCGGCGATAGCCGCGGCCTGGAGCTTGATGTCGGCCAACTCCACGTCGATAGCCTGCACGAGTGAAGGCTTGAGCGTAAAGGCGAAGGCCATGTCTTTCGCCAACTGAACGCGCATGAGGTCAACGAAGAGCGTGTCCCACTTCGCCACGAGGGTCGCGTCCTTTATATAGAGGATATTGGTCGTGTCGGCCTCGTCTTCCTGGTCAGTGAAGATGAAGCCTTCAGAGAGATCATAGAGCCCGTGCGGCGTGTCGGCATTGACCGTGATGTCGCCTAACGCCAGCAGGCGGATGAAATCGTTGGGAAGCGCAAACGCGGAAGCGTAGCCGAAGGCCGGCGTGACGCCCGCGTCAACGGTGATCTGCGCGTACTTCTTGGCGAAGTTAAAGATGTACGCGCGCAGGAGCTTCCGGCGCGTCATCGGATAGTGGAGCGCGCAGAGATCCTCGACCGGCGTGGTGGGGACGTCGACGCTCGAAATCGGCTTTTGCCCGAGCCGCGCCAACGCCAGGTTGCAGATTTGAACGGACGATGTAGGCACCGCGGACATGGCCTTCTACCCCCCTGTGGACGACGGGCCGCCGCCTCCTCTCTTTTCCATAAAAAGAAGAGGCGGGCGGCCCCTTGCGCCCCCGGGAGTTCTATCCCAGGATGTAGTACAAGCGGATGGAGATGGTGCCGGCCGCAGAACCTACCGTGTTCGCGGTGAGCGCCAAGTCATATCCCTGGTGATCGGGAACCGTGAGCCCGAGCAGCTCCCACAGCTTCTTGCCGACGGCCGTCAGGGGGTCTGCCCCGCCCAAGTTCGTCAAGCCATCAAGCGGCGCGGCGATCGTGCGGGCCGAAGACATATCCCCTCCGTCAAGGAAGAGATCCTTGTCGACCACAGCCCCGCCCTTCTGCTTGTAGAGCCCCAAGTCGTAGTCCGTGCCCACCGTGATAGCGTCGTTGCTGATGTCGCACTTCACGGGGATGGCGTTCGCCGGCAGTCGAGCGAGCCGATAGATGCTGCCGTCGCTGTCGGCTGCGGCGACCTCGAAAGTTTGCGCGAGGCAGAGGATCTTCCCGCCGTGCACCTTGGCTGGATTGCCCTTTTTGTCGGCGGCGACGAGTGCGTCCACGAAGGCGTCGATGATAGCCATGATAATATCTCCCTCCTCTGCCTCATCGGTCAGAGGTTGCGGTCCTCAGACCCGGGCCGCTACTCCCGCCTCATCGGTCGGGCCGCGGTCTCGGGTCCTTCAATCTGTGCTGCGCCCGTCAAGGCCCACCGCGCTTTGCGGACGGCGCGATGAGCCCTACCGGAGCAGCCGACTCCTTTAGTCGGTCGTCTGGAACTTCTTGATGAGCTTGCCTTCGGTGCGGACAGCGCCAAGCTCGAAGACGATCTGGACCTGGGTCGTTTCCACCAAGTCCGGCCGCCGCTCGATGGTCAGCGCCATCTCCTTGCTCATGCCGACGCACATCGCCCGCGCCGACATGGCGAAGCAATCGCGCACCCCGGCCGAGACGGCCAGGATGGGGTTCGTCGCCGCGGCGGCGAAATGCTTGAGATCATACCCGGCCGCCTGGATCATGCGGCCCTTCTCGACGGCGTACTGCCGCGTGAAGTCTCCCGAAATCAGCTCAGTATCGAGCATGAGGTCCTCATGCTCGTCGCCGGAGATCCCCAGGATCATGCGCTCGGGCACGTCCGTCCCCACGTCGTCGTCCAAGAAGAGACGGGTCGTCTCGAGCAGCTTCTCGTAGGTCGTGCCCGCGGTCGCGTTGATCGTGTCGCCGTCATCGTTGGCGAACGTGACCGACGTTCCCATGTCGCGACCCGTCAGGACCGCCGCGAACATCGCTTCGACCACGATGCGGTCGAAGACGCGCTCCATCGCGCGAGCGCAGGCGCCCGCGTACTCGCTCTGCGGGTTGAGCAGCGCCCCGCGGACGTCGCTGGCGTCGATGGGGAGGGTGAGCGTGAAGCGTCGGCGCGCGATCTTGCGCCGGGTGTGGTTCGCATCCGAGAAGACCACCGGCTGATGCCGGCCGATCTGCTCGACGGCTTCGACGGCGCCAAGCCCGTCATAGGCGAAGATGTCGCCCATCATCGGCTTGACGATGACCGCGTCGCGCAGGCGAGCCTTCATCTGCTGTGCGGCGACGTGGACTGAATCTGAGAATTGCGTGATGAGAGCGTTGTCGATGAGTTCGCCGGCCATGTTCGTGTACCTCGCTATGCGTTGAGTTTAGCGAGAACCGCGCCCACATGCTCCGGTGGAGGCCCTCTCCCGATTTTTACGCGCGTTGGGAACGCGGGCCGTGCTTTGCGGCCGGTCAGAGGATCGCGCCTTTTCGCGCGCGAGCGCCCT